CCCCCCTCCCCCAAAAAAAGACATCCGTGAGAAGTTCAAACTCGTTAATTTTTAAACTACCAATGTTTTATGATTCTTTTGTTAAGTTCCTTTCTTAAATAATTGTAAAAGTTTTCGCATCTAAGTCTTCTGTAAATAATAACACTCATTTAATATATCTTCTTTACATAGTGATTTAAATTTAAATAAGTATTTAAAGATTTTTTTATTGATAGAAGTAGAATGAGTTGTACCGTACTATCATCGCATCTATTTCTCTCTCTTCGTCATCAATCGACCGATACAAAAAGAAAAATCGTTCGCGCAACTACCTCAACATGTTCTAATATTCGACCTAAACTTAAGACAGTAAAAAAGAATCGATGGAATGTTGCTGAACAAATGAACTCGCGACTTGCTATGCTTGGTTATGTTTGTGGTTCGATTCAGGAAAAAATATCAGGGCATAACTATATCGAACAACTTAGGGATAACTATGTACTCGTATTGGCAACTTCGTTACTTGTTGCTTTTTCAACAATTATCACCAAAGATATCGAACTAGAACAGGAAAAAAAACCATTTACATCAGATATTGAACTTCTCAATGGACGAATGGTAATGATAGGGATACTTCTCAAATTTATTTACGACGGAAGTGTTTAATACAACTTTTAAAATTTGATGATTATTATTTTTAATGAATTCATCTTTTACCGATGAATTATCAAAATTACGATACTGTTTTGGAATATTTACCGAATTCCAATATTGCCATTAATGATTTTATATATAACGAATCCAATAATGTCTTCACATCATTGAAAGAGTTATGTGATGCGTCCAAGACCAATACCTTTGTGGTATCGTTATCTGGTGGTGTCGATTCCATGGTATTGTTATCTGTGTTACATTATTTGAGAAAAAAGGTTATTGCCATACATATTAATTATAACAACCGAACAGAATCAACACAAGAAGAACTATTTTTGAAAGAATGGTGTGGTTTTAACGACATCATTTTATATACAAAACAAATTACACATATTACCAGAGATTCTTCCAAACGATCTGATTACGAAGGAATTACAAAAGATATACGGTTCACTTTATACAGAGAGATTATGAGGTTACACCATGTTGATTGTATCCTTTTAGCGCATCATAAGGACGATACTATCGAAAATATTTTTACGAACATATGTAGGGGAAGATCCATACTTAATTTAGCTGTTCTTAAAGAGTCTTCTGTTATACAAGATGTATGTATTAAACGACCATTGCTTAATGTTTATAAATCTGAAATTTACGATTTTGCTCACGAACATGATGTGCCCTATTTTAAGGACACCACTCCGTTATGGTCTATAAGAGGTATGTATCGAAACATATTATTTCCCAAGTTACAAAATGTCTTTGGAAACAAAATAAAACAAAACTTGTTAAATTTCAATCAAGAGACTATTGAATGGAGCACACTCATATCAGATCAAATCATAGAACCGTTTTTGAATGCGTGTATGTATGATAATATCATGGTGCAATTTGAATATAAAAAAGAATATACCACTTACCCGTTGTGTTTCTGGAATACGGTGTTGATGAAAATATCTTATAAATATCAACATCCTTGTCCTTCTAGAAAAAGCATTCTCAATTTTATGTGTTTCATAAAAAACAAAACAGAAGGGACTATAAATCTATCCGCTAAATGTAAATGCAGTTTAGTCAATAAAATTATAGAATTAACATTCAGTGAACCATAATTACTCTGATATTGTTGCCATCGATTTTGAACAGAATTCTTTTACAACATTCAAGATTACTAAAAGATAGAGCCCGAATAAAACAATAACATAAAATATCATAAGCTGATAAATGTATTGTCCTAATGAAGTAAGCATATTCTTTATTTTAAAACTAAATATACAGTAATAATAATATATCAATTTTTTTAAATAAATATGGACATTGTTTTTAGCAATTTTGATATTTGTTCTATCATATGGAAACAATTAGATGCACCCACAATCAACTCATTACGCCATTTGTCTAAATTATTCAACTCATTGAACAAGACCTTTTACCAAAATAAATTGAGAGAAGATTACATAGATCCTGCAAATAAAATATATAAAAATTACATCGAAGGTTCAGATCTTCTAATTTTTTACATGGAAGCAGATTTGGTCACATATAATATGCTAAGAGATTCGATGAGAAATGTTACTTCCTTAATCAAACAGTTCTTCATTAATAATTTATGGATCGCGTTGGTTAATGATTTAGAATTAATGCAGAGTTTGTTTTATCATTTAGGTTTTTTGAACCATTCTTACAATTACTATAAAGCAACAATGTTTTTTAGATTCCTTTTTGAAGAACAAATATACAAAGATGTGTTGAACGCATTCGATGATATCAAACAATTCTTATATATAGAATATCCGATTCAATTCAATGTCATAGAACTTAGACAATTAGCTCGGTTCAAAAATGTTAGAAAGGTAAACAAGAAAACCCGATCACAATTAATCCATAATCTACGAAGACCACATAATGAAAGATACATTTTGTCTTTGGAATAAAAAATTGAAAAATTATAACTTTGTAAATATCAATACGCAAATATCATGGATAACAAGCAAACTTACATCAATACTGTAAATCGTTTCAACACCATTAATGGATTTGAAATCGTATTACCCAAATCGGATGAAATGTATGAAAAACTTGTACCACTTTATCTTGAAATCATTGATAGATTAATTATTGAGAATACACTGTATGAAAAAGTAAGAAAAAAACGATTTTCTGACGACCATCTGGCCACAGAGATTGGTTTGATGGTTTATGAAATTAATAGAAAGACAAATGCTTAAAAAGCTTTAGGAAAATATTGTTGTTGTATATATCCCTGAAAATAAATCATTTTTATTTTTTAAAGAGGTTAGTATGACAGATAATATAATTATAAATAAGGAAATTGATGTGGTTCATTTACATTCGGATACGGATTTAACTATAGAAACGAACACCCAAATTCGTTTTTCTACAAGTAATATTCTCATAAATTATATTCCATTTGACGAGTATATTAGAAAAGTTGTCTTTGATGAATCCTATACAAATGTTCCTGTATCTGATATGAATAATAACTCATGGAGTGAAAGTGTAAATATTTCGGATACAAGTGGTTTTATAGATTTAAATAACAATAACGGAGAAACAATAGTGGACGAGATTCATACATCAGGGGTGTCTGCCACACATTCACATATTAATAACAAACATCATTATATTAACATATCGGCAAATAATAATATTTATTTTCAAAGTGAAAACATAACTTATAAAAAATACACAGATTATTTTTCAGATCAACTAACTTCTTTATCGAATTATATTTATCAAGTAATAAACGGTAATTTTATAGAATCTGATATTCATTTATTACCGACGATAACATCTGGTTCACATGATATCTCGACTCTCGGTACATATGTAGGGAACAAATTAACTACAACTAAATTAACTACAATAGATATAAAGGATGGCGTTAACGAACCTTTGTTGAATTTCGATAGTATGACGGGAGTGAATATGATGTCTAGTCTAAACAGCGGAATAGATGTTGGTTCTAATATTATGATAGGGACTGTGAGTTTACTGGATTTAGTTAAAAGTCAGTTGGATGAGACGGGTTTGTTGGCTATAACATCATCTCTGACGTCGGGTCAGAACATCGGAATGGATATTACCGGTTTCACCAACAGCGGTGGTAGTCGCTACGACTCTTTCGAGTATGACGTGACGTTTCGAGTATACGATCACCCGACAGGAACCATTTTGGATTTGTCTACAGCGACTCCGCATGATTTCGTCCAGACTACCACACTGTCCTTGCCTTTTTTGTCACCACAAACCTTTACACTTGGTAACAGCACGCATCCGCTTCAAGCGGGCAGATTCTACACCGTAGTTGCTACATTCACAAATTTAAGGACGAACACAGTAGTGGAAAATGTGATACTTGAACCGAGAAGTGTTGCTACTATAGAGTTTATTATCGGTTTGAATGTAACAATAGTAGATGAAACTAAATTCAATATTACATTCACTGGTCACGCAACACAAGTTCCTGGAATAACGGTTACATTCAAAGTAAAAATAGGATGGGGGTCAACTATCCTGATTCCATATCATAATTCAAGTCAAACACAAAATTTAGATTCTGAATCAAGTAAATCTATTGATTTTAATATTTTAACAAGTGAAATATCTAGTAGCTATGGAAATTCTTATGTGAAGAACAACACTGAACACACCTTTGAGATTCAAAGTGAGAGTAGTTCTTTTGCAATAATGAACACACCTTCATTTACTTTGTCTGCGTTTGAGTTTCCAGTACCAAGTATACCAACGAATTTAAGCGTAACTTTTGTAAGTACAAATACTTATAGATTTTCTTGGACAGCATCATCAGGTACAAAATCGGGTATAAATTTATCTATCATAAGATATAAACTTTATAGAAATTCAAGTCCGATTAGTACTTCTCCTACAATATTGGAAAATGTAACAAGTCACACCATTACTTATTCTCCTTTAAATATGGCACAACCATGGACAATCCGTGCATACAATGTTTACAACGAATATTCTAACCATTCTTCTGTTTTAAATATAACCAATCCAACCTTTACAGTCCAGAACGGTACATACAAATCTGGTTCAACACGACAGTTTCAATTTAGTTACGATATTCGTAATTTCAATACCCGATACACAATATCTGGTGGGTCGTTGAACACTATATCGAATTCAACAAGTTCACAAGGAACGATAACTACTAGTGAATTAAATAATTCAAGTCCACAAACTAGTTTTGATATACGAATGGAAGATTCTCTAGGATTTATACTTTTGATAACAAAAGACATATCATCGGTAATAAGTATTCCTACTGTATCTACTTCAAATAATTCTATCACTAATGTTACAGTGTCATCAATAACTATCAATATATATGAATATTCCGGGTTAACATTGTATTTCTCAAATTCATCATCAACATTAAATTCAATAATTTCATTTACACCTGGTAGTACTACATTTCATTATAATTTAACAAATCATTTAGATTATGGAAATACTTATTATTTATGGGGATCAAAAACCAATCAAGGATTTTATAGAAATGTGTATTTGAACGCTTCATTCACACGCCCTCATCTGCCTCCAGATGCACCGGAGATCAACGAATCGAGCACCAACACCACATCCATCAATGTGCACTTTGCCGCTAACTCGGATGGCACATACACTATGTCAACTTTTCAAATCAAGTACAAACTTTCAGGCGGCACGAGTTCGTACGCGTCGGCGTATTCTAGCGCTTCAGTGCCGAGCTCTCCCTTCAACATCACAGGACTGGCGCACTTTCGCGCGTACGATATTCAGATCACCAAATCGTATCCGGGTATCAGTGCGGTGAGCGACAGCGTGTCGAACATCTCCACCAATCTGGGGACGCTTCCGAGTTATTTGAGCAATGTGACATACAGCTATCGAAACATTGTTAGTGGCGAAAGTCATGAGATTCAGTTCTCATGGACAAACGAGGGCAGTCACGGCAATCCAGTGGAAACCTTACAAGAGATTCGATTATATTATCGAGAAGGTGATTTCAATGAATATATCAACGATCATCCACCAACTATAGAAAACTTAGAGACTAACGGTTATTTGTTGATGACCACGGTGACCAATGGGGTGTTTGTCGGATCGTTCGCAGAAAATTCAAAATACAATTTTAGATTGGTGAAAATATATACGGTATACGGTATGGTCGTTGCCTCAGACAATTATGGACCTAACTTTATCACTGTATATCCTACTGCTGCGCATATTACTGTATATAAGTGTGTCAACACCACCGCCACACACGAGACATATGAAATATCTTACACACACTCGGACGGTGCTAATTTTGCGTATTTGGAGATATGGGGAGTATCACAAGTACTTAGTAATAGTGAAATAGAATCCACATTAATTGATAACGGTTATACGCTGATTAAGGTATTCAACACCAACACCTATTATACATCCAATTTGGTAACCAACGCAACAATAGTAGTTAAATACTCTGCACCCCCATTTTTCTTGATTCGTGTGTACAACACTATGGGAAACTATATCTCAGCAAAAACGCAATGGAGAACACAAAGGTTATACAATGCATATTTAAGTTATAACCATTACAATAGTCCTATATTGTTATTGCAAGTAATTTATGGAAAGATCAACGAAAGAAAAGAAAAATTTATATTTGATGACGATGATACTAGATATATATTTACGCATAGTGGGCTTTATGCAGATAAAACATATGATCCAAGTCACACACTGTCCACCATTATCTTAGATTTAGATTATAATGGGATTACTATTCCACCAATACCAACAATTGTAAAGAGCGATAGATATGATTTAACCCCCAATACCTATCACAATATAACAGATAATATACCTATTAATAATTATCCTATAGATTTACCGGCTGTTGATTTGATATTAAAATCAGATAACACTTTGAGAATTCTTATAATTGGAAATACATATTCTCCACAATCAGATCTTCTATATAAATTAAAATTATTAGTTTTTTACCGTTTGCCTGACAATACTTGGTTTCCATATTTTAATTGGATGATATTGGAAATTAACGATTCTTCGAATTCCAATTCTACTTTTTATGTCGATACAAATGTAAATATTCAAGATCATGTTGGAAAATTCAGAGGTTATGAAACTGTAAGAAGATTCGGGGTTAGAGTGTATCCAAAAATCAACAATTTTAACATACCTTATACTCAATTTTACTATAGAGATCATACGAGTGAAACTATCAAACCCGATACTTCTTTATAAACAACACAAAAAACATCTTAAAACATACTCCAAACATACCATATGTCAGAATAGATTTGTATCTGTTTGTATGGACTTGTTTGTCCAAGATTAAAAAGTAATTGCTACATAGGATAGGAAACAATACATATAATAAATCACTATATATATACGATTTTGAAAGAATCCTCCACACATACTTCATTCCATCACATACAACCATGTCTAACACATATGTAGATCTTGAACGCATTAGTGACACGAGTGTCGAAACCATGATCGTCCATAACGACGAAAAATTCAAAGACCAACGCTTACTTAACATTGTGTTTTGTTTCGGTTTTCTATTCTTCTGTGTGTTTATGGGAGTAATTATACAATTCAATTTCTTCTAACTTATTTAAACAATGCTCCAACTTGTTATATGTAAACAAAGAACACCTACAATGTTGACCTCCTTCTTCGTGTCTTTGTCGGGTTGGACCGTCCTCTCGAAGATGGCCTCTTTTTTCATCGGTAGCAAGAAGCACTCGCACTTCGTCGGCATGTTGCACAACCTATCCTCCGTATATCTTTTGAACAATAACTGTTATACCGAAGCCATCACGAACTCCCTCGGTTACTACACTAACGACATCATGAGATTGGTCTACATGGACTACTACACCACCTTCGAACGCGTCATCTTCATTCTGCATCATCTAGCCAGCATCTTCTTTTTTGTTAACAAAAACGACGACACCTACTACCCGACCATGACCGTGTTCCGACGCATCGAGCTCTCCAACTTAGCATTGTTTAATTACTACTACCTGTCTAAGGTCACGAGAGATCCAGTAATTCTGGCTGTCGCGAACACCGTTGAAACCGCCGTGTATGGATATTATCGGGTGGGGTTGATCTACTACCTCTTCCATTTCTATCCGGTGATCAAACACCATTACATCCACCTGGTATTAAGCGTCGGACTCTATGGGTTCGGGGTGTATTACACATGTGTCTTATCCAACATGGCGTTTACAAGAGTTCTAAAACTGACCAATGGATGAATTAAAAGCGATTTAGAAAGACAATTCTTAACCTATAATAGAAACCCTGTTGTGGATCAAAGGATACTAAATACACGATGAAAGATTAAAAAGAAAAGCACACACCCCATATTGTGTGTGTGCTTTTCTTTTTTCTTGTGTAGTAGCTAAACTCATTTTTTGGTTACCTCTAGAAATATACCTTCTTACCGTAAGAGGTGACGACGAACCATAATTCTTCTTCGTTATCGTCAAGTTCTACCTGTTCTGTAACGCTGAACAACATTCGTAGATATTCCAGACCACTCGTCGTGAACTCAATTATGTAAAGTTGACCAATAATTTTATCTTCGACCACTCTAGCGAATTTCGGATACTTCTCTAAGAACCATGTGTTCTCAGCAAGGTGATCGAACATACCACACATCCTCACAACCAACTGATTGATCGGGTAGCCTTCTCGCTGCATCGACTCAATCGTATCGAGATACCATTTAGTAGTGGCGATACAAGTCTTGTTTCGGTGTTCTTCGATTCGCTCTTCGTGGATCTCCTTTTGCTCTTCGAGGAAAGGTATCAGTGTGTGTTGAAACCGGTGTGTCTTGGTAAAAGGCGCACCGGTTATCACCACATTGAGCACGTCATTCGCCTCCAGGTGCTGAAAAATGTTCTGGAGAACCAAAGGATTCTCCAACACATCGGCGTAGAGTGAGGCGTTGCGTTGATAACGAGTAAGCATCATCGGTATAATGAATACTATATGATGCAACTGTGTATTTAACTTATGATTTTATACATATTTTCTTTCAATTTTTTATTTATCGAAGGAATAAAAAAATTGATTAAAAGAATCTTCCACACCACATACCAATCATGTCTACTAATACATATTTAGATCTAGAACAGGTAAGTGACACAAGTGTCGAAACCATAATCGTTTACGAAGACGAAAAATTCAAGGAACAACGCTTTCTTAACACAATGCTTTGTTTCGGTTTTCTGTTCTTTTGTTTATTCGTGTCGGTGCTTATCCAGTTCAATTTCTTCAGTTACTAATTTATTTAAACAATGCCCATACATATTTAATCTAAAATGTTAAAATCATACTTTGTATCGTTATCCTGTTGGACGTGTCTAACAAATGTGGTTTCCTTTTTCCTTCCTACCAAACCGCTTCATTTCACCGGTCTGTTGCATAATGTATCTTCTATGTACTTCTTAAACAACAATCTGTATCCTATGGCTATCGTAAACACACTGGGATATTACACCAACGATATTATGAATATGGTGTATACAAAATACTACACTTGCACAGAACGGGCTATATATTCTTTTCATCATATTGTGAGTATGTTTTTTCTAATAATGATAAATCCCGACACTTATTACTTGACTGTTATCGTTTTTCGAGATATTGAATTTTCCAATTTGGCATTATTCGGTTATTATTATTTGTCTAAAATGACAAACGACCCCGTTATATTGGCTATAGCGAACACCGTTGAAGCGTTGATTTACGGTTATTATCGATTAGGATTGATGTATTATTTCGTTCATTATTATTCTGTAATAAAAGAGTACTATATTCACCAAATACTATTTCTTGGACTGTATGCTTTTGGGGCTTATTTCACTTATGTATTAGGTAACTCAGCAATACAAAAAACAATCAAACTTATTTAGATAAATGAATTATATAAATATTAAAATACTTTTTAATGGATTCTACAACATTTTCAAAGTTTCTAAAATCTAAATTAATTAATTATTCAAATAAAGATTCTTCCCAACGAATGAGAGAGTTGATTAAATCCAAAATATTACTTTTTACAGACTTACATTCCAATCCTGAAAAGTTCTTCCTAGCACACCGTATCGTTGCATCCATTACCCCAGAGATTGGAACAGGCTTTTGGGTACGCTTAACTGTGCAATACAATCTGTTTGCTGGAACGATTCTAGCCTTAGGTACTCAACATCATATTGAAGAGTTATGTCATATACAAGAACACGGTTTGCTAGGATGTTTCTGTCTGACCGAAAAATTCGCAGGGGTGCATTCCGGTTTGGTTATCGACATTACGGCAGAATGGAACAATGATACAAAACACTTTGCGATCAACTCTCCCACCATGGAATCCGCAAAAAATTGGATCTCTCAAGGTTTGGTCGCTGACAAAGCGGTCGTAATAGCGACACTTGTCGTGAACAACAAACAATACGGTATCCAAGGATTTTTGGTTAACTTACGAGATAATGGTGTGTTGTTACCCGGTATCAGTATGTGGGATATGGGTAAGAAAACGGTGGGTAACGATTTGGACAACGCGATGCTAATGTTCAAAGATTTACGCGTTCCTAAAACCGCTCTATTGAACAAATACATTGATATTATGGATGATGGTAATGTATACATGAAGACTGATATACGATCATTCAACATAGTTGGCCAACAGTTGTTTTCTGGAAGGATTTGTGTGGCACAAGCGGCGTTGGAGTTTCGTAATCGGTTGTTTGAAAACACCAGAAAGTATGCGGAATCCAAATTGTGTTGGTCGAAAGATGGATCCCAAAAACTGATCACAGTGCCCCATATACAAGAAACATTCAAAAACAATCAGATCAATTATGAAGTGTGTGATAGATTTGTGAAACTGTGTGAAAACAAATTAAATAAATATTTGAGATCGAAAAAGTTACCGAATGAGGAATTGATAAACGATATAGCAATAGCAAAGATAAAATGCGTCGAGGACTCGATTAAACATGTCAACACTCTTCAGAATGAAATTGGAAGTTACGCGCTAATGTATGAATCGGGTTTTGGTGAAAGAGATTTCCTGACTTGCTGCAAATTTGCGGAAGGCGACACTCGCATTTTGATGCAAAAAATAGCAAGAGAACAAATAAGAAAATACAACAAAAATGTTTTATCAACAAACAAGGAAATAAACGATGTTTGTTTCAGAATATCAAACGAACCATCTAATGTATTCTTAATTTATGATTTAGCAAACCAAATCATAGACGACAAAATAAAAAATATACATCAAAGTAAATTATAGAATCTAATTAATTTCAATATATTTGTATCCTATGTTTTTTAAGTAAAGTATTAACATATCTCTATCTTTATTATATATATCTATATCTCTAAAATTGTTTCGTAGAAGTTCACCAAATAACAAATAGTAATCTGCATCGTCAATCAATATAAACATTTATATAATATATACATCCTTAAAAAAATCACGAAACTTTCCGGTTGTATAAAACTACGAAAAAACACATTGCCCGTATATAATATAATATAGTATATAATCATTGCAAATAATAATTATTTGGTATAATGAAACTAGATGTTAAAATTGGATATTGAGTAAAGCGTTTTTGTTTCAACAATTGTCTCAGATTTTTAACCACTTTCATGATATTCTTTTCGTCTTTCAATACCTGTAATAAGCAAGAGGTCATTGCACCAGAGAATTGTCTTTTCCCCTGCACATTGTAAGCGTCCGCTGATGTTTGATAATCCATACATCCAGAAATCATACAAATGTTTGCTTGACATTTAGATAATTTGTTAATCTTTTCAGGACAGTTTCTATCATTCTTATACACATATTTCAGATCACCTATTGTTCCCGAATGGCAACAATCAAAAACACATGTCACCGTGGTGTTCTTATGGAAATGGCGTAACACTCTCTTGATCAAATCATCTGTTATTACACCAGACTGTTGATAGTCTGACGGTAATATACATTCGTCTTTACCATCGGATTCATCTCCTGTTTGATCATCAATCCCACAACCATGACCACTGAAATGTATCCATGCCTTTTTCAATTTATAACGATGCGAGTCTAATGCCAATTTGTATATTTTATTAATGATAGAATGACCTCTGGTCTTTGCTTCGTTGTCCTCATCTGTATATATTTTCACAACATCATAATTTTCTTTCTCTGAAAGATATTTGCCCATATTCTTCACATCATTAACACACCCCCTTAAACGCGACGATGGTGTGTACACATAGTTTATTCCAAACAATATTGCCTTAGATTTCATTTATTATATATACCATAAAAACAAAGAGTATATATATTTAAATTCGTATCAATTTAAATTGTGAATTGACAAAAGGTGGATAGTTTAAAATAGTTGTGGTATCCTCTTTTTTATCACAATTAGGTGCATCAAATATTGTTGGCAAATTCCTAATATTTTCAAACAGTAAATGACTGGAGTTTTCTTGAAATATCTTTTTATTGAGAAAAGTACACTCAATAACAGTGGGTATCGTATTACCATTGAATTTCATATTTTGTGAAAAGTTGTTGGCATGTATATGACACATCACATGTGTGTCATTTAGTTCTTTTATCGTTTGCAATCGTTCCATAAATGCTCTCAATAATAACGCCTCGTCGGTTATAACTTCATCATCTATCATTAACAAAAAATGAAATTCAATTACCAATTGTGATATTCTGTTTAGTGTTGATGTATTCAATGATGATAACCACTCCCATTCAGAACCTTCAATATCCATTTTCACGAAACAATTCTGAAACATATCAATATAATTGGTTAAGTTATTCGTCTTGTTGATTTCATTTTTTTTGAACATTATTTTGTCATTTGTTTGCGGCAATTCATCAATGGAATTATCAAATGCGTAACACATTGTGTTGTATTTTTCAATAAATTCATTTTCAAATGTGTTGGTGTACTCTATCCCACCACTTATGAAACCATCGTACACTAGACCGTCGAATATAACATACCCACCGTCATTCTTATCACCTAATCTGACTCTATTCAAATTGCAATCATACAATGTTAATATATTCATTTATATATCATCCCATTGTTTTTGTGCTTGGATTAATTTGAATAGATGCTTTGTTAATAACTATGTATCAATATGTTTCTATCAGTTTTTCGAATCTTGCTCATTTCTCCATGTACCGCCATTCAAATGTGTTAGTATTTCTCTGCTTTTAACACCGTCATATACCCTTATTCCGGTATCATCTCTATAATTTTGATTATATACCGTGGTTATTACATCGGGACCAGACACCCAAATAACGTCTTCGTCGGTTATTTCGCTGTTCTCCGCTATCAACATTTTACATCTCTTAATTGTCAAATCAATACACTCTTTCCAAAATTCGTTTTTCTCTCTTGACCAAAACATACAATTGTAGATTCTATGTCTATAATTTTTGTTCTCCCGTTTGCCCATATACATCGGGTTACAGTCGTCGTGTTCGGTAAAAAGGATAATGTTTTCGTTGTTCTTCAAACTCGATATAACTATATCGCTTAGATTTTGATTAACTCTAACATCCAAATCCAAATAAAACCCGCCCTCTCTCCACATTAAATAATATCTCGATATATCCGCCAACACAACCTTTCTTCTAATTTTCATATTCAACATATCCCACACATCCCTGTCCATTATCTTCATTATATCTTCCTTGTTCAACAGATCAGTACGCATCAACGAACACTTTTCTTCGGTATCCTTTTTGAGTTGTTTCATGAAAGAAGGCATACTGTTTGTGGAATCCCACAATCCATATACATATTTGATTGATTTATTTGCTTGATAGATCTCTTTAAAAATAGTATGTTCATTTATCATAATATATAACTTGTTCTGCATCACACTTCTAGGTAAAACTTTGAACACTTCATTCGTAATTTGTTCATCCGACCATGTGTCACAAAAATGAATTAATTCAAACACATTACTCGAACAGTTTGGTATCTTATCTACAATCTTCTGAAGCGCAATAATCGTGGATTCCTGCTTGTTAAGCAATACTGTCGACCAAGTTCGCGATGAACTGTCTAAATCAAACCATTTTCCCGTTAATTGCTCCAATACACTGTCTATATTATCGTTCACATAGGATGTCAATACAATACAAACAAGTGATTTTGTCATGTTTAAATGTTTTGTCATTATTTTCTTAATTAAATATTCAATATCGTCAGACAATGTAACGAATTTATAATATCAATGGTTTTCTATTTATATATAAAATTTGAAAATTAGATTTAGACAAATCTTAGTTAGACAAAATGAATATTCATAATTTAACTATTAGGATTATTAAATCACCTGTAATGGATTTAACTCCCCTCATTAGATATCAACCATCTGATGAGGAAGAAGAGTTTTACGATACAGTCGCAGTTCCGTTCAACACCCCTTGTATACATCCAAAAAAGCGTGTAAAATATTCTACAAAAAATGATTTATCACCGTTCGACACTGTCTATGAATTTCTTAAGTTCTACTCGGAAGACTAATCAAATGCGCATTATGACCGATACAAGTGATGGAATCCTTGGATGATGATGCCAAATATGAGAACTAATACGAACAAACTTAGTGTGTTCATTATGAAATTCAATCTTCTAAAATCTTTGTATTCGGGTGGATATTGTTTGAACATCCCACATACATTCTTGAAAAAGTAGAACAGTAGTTTACAGAAAATTGGCCATGTATCATAATTTGAAGAGGTTATAAATAAATGTTGAATTACCAATGGTTTGTAATAAACATAACTTTTATGAATATATTGGGAATATGTATCAATATGTTCACATCTGTCTAATTTGAAAAACTTTAAGAAATTTTTATTATATATACACGCGTGACTTCCACCATATATGTATACTTTGATATGTTTTTGATCTCCAAATAGTAGATTCAACGGATTCGCTATGAATCCAAAGTTACCCAACGAATAGACCGTAAATGGAGTTCTCTTTAGAAAATCTTTCACATTCTCTAAATCCTCTTCAATATTTTTTACAAAATACGCGTCGTCTTCCAGTATCAACACATTTTCTACTTTCAACTCGTTGAATGCGTATTGCAATGCTGTTTCTAATGCATCACACAAATCGTAATTGCTTTGTTGTTTTATTAAATGTTTTTTATTACATTTCTTAAAGCCCTTGTTGAATTGTATGATTAACCTGTTTGAAGGCACTCTTTCTATAATTTGTTTGATGTTTTCATCTTCTAATGTTTTATCATCCATGATTAATACAATAGCAACATCTATCAACACTGTTTTCCTTTTGTTTATTGTAACTTCATCATAATAATAACATGTTTTGTTTTTATCCATTCTTCTTACTTTAGTTGATATTTAAAAATAAATTTTCTTATCAATATTACAAAAACACAGACTGGATTCGCTACTGCATCCTAAATCATTCTTGGTTGGGGCTGTAACGGGGGTTTCTATAGGGCAGTTGCTACAACACAAACACACTTTCGTAAAGTCAAAAATGACACACGCTTCAACGGTTGTTCAATCCAAAGAACAAAAACAAATTAACTCTTCGCCCGTTTCATTCATCATACACAATACTAATAGCTATTCAGCTGTGAAGTTGAAAGCGTTTGATTGTATATATTCAAGCATAAATGACAGATTTAACACGAATGATAACATGAAATAGTCCATTTCACAATATACCGCACCATATAAAATGCCAGAATTCCATACGAATATACCACTTTCCCTCATTATATCCCATTCGCAAAAAGAAAAACTTGTTTTTTGTTTTTCTTTTTATTTTTTTTTGTTTTCATTGTATTAACGAGTTTACATCTATCACATACCTGCAATAGGGGCAAGTGTTTTTTGATTGTAAAAACCATTGTTTAATACAATGTTCGTGAAATGTATGTCCGCACGGTAACTTTCCTTTCAAAGAAGGGGTTGTCGCGTCGGACATACATATGGAACACTCGCATTTGTCATCATTACATGGTAATAAGTTCAAACGAGCGTTTTCAATCTTATTCAATAAAATTATATTCTTGTCACAATATTCATCAAAATCAATACGCCTAACAGACGGTGGTTGTTCATTTTCGTCAACAAACATTGAAGGTGGACGGTATGGACGAGGTGGTCGTCCGTATATGGACGGGGGTCGATACTGTCTTGGTGGTGTTGTAATAATCATTGTTGTCATTGTGATAGTTAGGGATTTTTTGACTTTATTTTTATCAAATTTTATAGTTGTTCAATAATCTGTAAGAGTTTTGTAATTATGGTTTGAGTGTTTGGGCGATTTGTAGATTGATATAACACACACTGTTGAATCAATCTATTTAACTCGTCAGAATCGGCAAGTTCTTTCAATTGTAAATTGCCTTGATTCTTTTTGAACATTAATTGCACAGTGTTCAATTCTAATTCACTAAACGGTAATATACCAGTCCATATGAAATACATTATTAAACCGAACGAATAGAGATCTGTTGAGCAATTATAATGATTTCCACTCAATACCTCCGGAGACATCCAAATGTAAGTTCCTTTTTCACTAGAATGACTATTATAGTCATAACAATTTTTCTTTTTTACCATTTTCGATATACCAAAATCTGACAATTTGGCTTCACCGTGTTTGTTTATAAGTATGTTGGATGGTTTCATATCTCTGTGCAACACTATCTCCGGGTATCTGTTGTGCAAATAATGCAACGCTTTCGATATATCTAACATTATGTTTAACTTGTGTTGATTTGTTAACATATTCGTATTCTGTGTGATATACTCTTGTAAATTACCATTTTCCATGTATTCGAATAGAATGGAAGTTCTGGTTGTCCCTCTGTGAAATCCTAAAAATTGAACAATTTTAGGATGAATACATTTCGATAATATCAACAACTCGTTCGGAATATCATCATCCGTATCAACCTCTTTTACACACACTCGTTCATATCTCCATTCTGCTTCATAGATAGTTACATTATTGTAACATAATAATGTGTTCTTGTATGCAATATCCTTCATATTAATGTAATAATCGAATACAGATGTTTCAACATGTTTACACAATAACAAATTTTCGTACGACTCAGTTGATTGCACTAACGACATCTTCTTAATAATTAATGATACAAAGTTTTTCAAAAAATCAATTTTTAAAAGATATGAAAATATTTGAAAAACTTCCGTTGAAAATAAAAAATTGAAGAAAAATAACAAGAAAATTCCATCTTATTACAACTACTGATTATTGATCAGATTTACATCGCATCACATATAATCAAGTTTTCACAACTTCCGCTCATTTTAACAATGACGAATGTTCATGAAAATCAGATTATATGTGGTAATTCCATCATGAAAGCATTCAACGAGGAGGATATATTTCATATATTGCTTCTCGCACAAATGCAGATGGGAAAATCTGGAACATACTGGTATGTCATTTTGAACACCTTGTTTGACAAGTCAAACGGTATTGAAAATGTCATTATCATCAGTGGTAATAGAGAAATTGAACTGCACCAACAAGTACACGACGATAAAGCTGCTTACCGCAAATGGTTTTTAAACCTGCCCGAAACGACTGACGCGTATTCGAAAGAAGAACTGAAGGAAATGAAGGTAAAAAGTAAGAAGAATATCCAGATACTATGGGGAAGTCAATTACAGTCTATGAACAACGCGATTCCAAACAATACGCTTATTGTATGGGATGAAGCACACTACGCTCAGTCAGAGAACAACTCTCCCGATAAGTTTTTCAAGTCAAACAACTTGGATACTTTAATCAACGGGACTGTTTCTCTGGACGAGATCAAGACACGCAATATTAAAATATTGAATGTCAGTGCGACACCCTTCAGCGAGCTTGTTGTGAATCGTGAAAATAACCCACTGCACAAAGTGGTTAAACTTGAACCTGGAACTAACTATTTCGGAATGGAGTATTACTCAAACAACAAATATATCCACCCTTCGTTCGTCATTTCTGATGAAAACACTACACTGCTGAAAAATACCCTTTTGAAGCACAACAATGCCGAAGATCCGAAGTACATCCTGATTCGTGTTACCGAAAAGACTAAATACTCATTCATCCGTGCGGTATGTGAAGATTTACAATACGATTGTAAATTTTACAACTCAGTACGGAAAGACATCGAACTTGATGTGTTACAGACGAAACCCAATGTTTCTACAGTGATCATTATCAGTGGTATGTTGCGAATGGGGAAAGTGATTCATAAAAATAACATTTCTGTGGTATTTGAGGAATCTACGAAGAAAGAACAAAGAAAGATCGATACCGGTTTTCAAGGATTGCTTGGGCGCGTTTGCGGCTACAGTCCTTCCGGATTCGGTTTCAACATTCACATCTATGTGGAAAACTCGATCCTGGAAAATGTCGAAGAATATTTGGACAATTACAACTCTGAACACGGTCCTTATTGCTCTAAAGCAATGAACACCCGCACCAGCAGCGTTCACAATTTCAAATCGAAGCAAACTTTTGCACTCTACGAAATTCCATACGAAAACGGTATGCTCACCAATAAGCAGAACATCTCTAAACCATATGTGAAAAACTGGCTGAACATCAATCTGTTGACTTTGAAACTGTCCGATGCGCATGAAACGAAAATGCAAAACATCTTGAAGAATGATGAACAGTTGGTAGCAAAGAATGTCAATATGAAATCCAACAAGGGTTTCTATAACATGATTTACGATAACACAGATTTCACATATCGTGACATAAGCGAGAATGTATATATTCTAAACGATTACGAAAAAGTATGGTTGTTGATTTACAGCGATACATTGGAAGACGAATATAACGACAACACATGTGCGATTGAAGACATATATGTGCTTGATAAGTGTGTGTTTAAATCAACTCTGTAGTATACGCCTTGTAAGATATCCTGTTAAAATCTTGTGGTCTACCTCTCGCGTTATTTATAAAGGTTTTCCCCCCAATTAATTTTTTTTGTATTGCATCATGATTATGACCAAAAATAAAATATTTTACCGCATCTTCCTTTACGAACTCAGCGAACATGGAGTTACCGTACGATGCCGCGTATCTTTTGTCGTATGGATAATTGTCTGATAATAAAAGAGTTGATGGAACTGTGTGTGTCACTAAACAAATTTTATAATGGTCCTTATATTTCTTAATTTTATTTTTAATATTTATATAATTAATATTTGCTTCGTTGATTATGTTATTTACAATACTTTCTTTGTTAATATCCAATCTTGTATTCCAATCACAATTAAAATTGTTTACAGACTCTTCAAAAGTTATATCTGGTTCACATATCTTAAAATCCCACCATCCACAAGCACCAATAATTACATAGTTGTCTAAAACAATTTCAGTTTCAGATAAATTAAAAAAGTTACATCGTGGTTTCATATGTTCACAAATATATTTATTTGCGTATGATAAATCGTTGTAGTGTTTCGATGATTCGTGATTACCGTCGATGTATATTACTTTTTCATAGACATCACATGCCTTGTTCAATTCGTTTATTGTCAAATCTAGATCATCCGCTATATCACCAGCGATAACAACAACATCTGCCTTATTACTCGGTTTCCAAGTATACGGACGATGTATCCAATATTCAACATGTAAATCACTAACAATATCTATAAACATACTTATTTAATCTACTTGATTTTAATATTTTAGATTTAAAACACTTTTATAATAAAGTTATAAAAGTTATATCATGAGCATCTTTACAAAGTATGTCACCTACGAAAGGAACTTGCATCGTGTTATTTCGAAGTATTCGCATATGAACATTACTCCTATTTTAGATTACGCTATCGAAAACAACAAGTCAACCAAAGATATTGAATGTTTTGTTGCAAAAAAAGAAGCACTATTGAATACATATCCAAACCAATTTCATTCAATGAAACTGTCATCGATTAATTTTTGTAACGAATCTTATCTTTCCATCATGCATTCAGCAAAGAAAAACAATGTAAAAATGCTGATTGACGCAGAGAATCACGCTGTGCAAAAGACCGTTGATATTCTAACAAATAATATGATTGCACATAGTTTCGATAAACAAATTTACAAAACATACCAGATGTACCGAACAGATATGTTCGAACAATTGTTAAACGATTTAGAGGAGTATCGAAGATGTAACTTTACACACAATATCAAACTGGTCAGAGGAGCTTACATGTTGAAAGATTATGATAAAAATGTGTTGTTCGAAAATAAACCTGATACAGATTTTGCGTACAACGAATGTGTTAATTTGTTGTTGAGTTTAATCAAGCGGCATCATAATATAAATGTTATTTTTGCAACACATAATTTGAATTCTTTCAACCATATTAAAAATGTTGAATCACCCAATGTATATCACGCTTCGTTAATGGGAATGGACGAACAGTTCCGAAATGGTAATATACAGAAGCTTGTGCATGTACCGTTTGGACCGGTTCATAAAACATACCCCTACTTGTTTCGCCGAATGTGTGAGAACAACAAAATACTAGATACCATAATTACCAAAAAACAAAATTTATATGTATAATTGTTTTTAATTTAAATATTTACAATTCTAATATAGCTAATATAAAATGAAAATTCTCTCGTCACAACTTGTGACTACACAAACTAAGACAACACAATCTTCTTTCGAAAAACAACTAAAACATTACAACATTCAGGAGCAAATTAATAACAACAAAATCAATAGATTAATCAGAAGAATTGATGAAGAATGTAGACTGCTAACACATAAAAAACAAAGCAAGTCCGTTGATGTTTATATTCAATTGCAAGAAGAATATGACAATGTTCGTCGTCTTAAGAATCTCAAACAGAAATTATATTCAAAACACGATTTACACTGGGATGAAGAGTATTATTGAATAAATTGCTAATTGATTTGTATAATAGTTGTATAATAGTGTAAATAATATGTAAATTAACAAAAAAAAAGCTGATGAATATTTTTCGAAAAAGAACATCCTTTCATTTAAGGAAAAATGTGTTCTATTGACGAGCTTTCTGGTTTGTTTAAGAAACAAACCACCATTTCGGAAATACCACCTTCAGAGTACACTCTGATGAATGTGTCCGAGATCGAAGAGATACCTTCTGAATATCCGATAGAATTTCAAAGATTTTGTATCGAAAACGAATTAAAACCCCCTAACATAACCACCGGTAACGGTAAGGCATTATCCATTATGTTGAGTAATAAAACTTGTTATTGGAATAGACATACCTGTGATGAATTTGTGAAAAGATTTCACATACCAACACGAGACAGTATACAGTTATTCAACAAACACTCGCAATGGGGTATCCAGACAAACAGTGGCATCGAAAGAGGCAAACTGTACATAGTCTACCCTTATAGTTTATCGAACAAGTCAAAAATGAGAAAAAACTTTAGATTTAATGGTACGGATGAAGAAAAGAACATAGAAATTAAAAAGATTAAAGAGACAATAAAAACGGATTATGTTGATGTACCCAATTCGGACTGGCAACTTGGACACAAGAACCCAGGGACTACGGATAACACATCGAATAATCTGGTTTTACAACCACCTATACAAGGAAAATACAGAGATAATTACATATTTATTGATACTTTGACAAAGTTCCCTGTGCCCAGAAAGCTAGAAAATATGGTTGACAAAAAAGAGATTGAGTTTACATACGAACAGATTTTGCAATACAAGCAATTGTTTTGTAGATTAGCTGCTGCGACCACATCGTTTTAGACATATGTTGTAATACTCTTGATTTAACTCTATACCTATACATTTTCGTTCTGTCTTTTTACAAGCTAATGCGGTTGTTCCACTACCTAAAAACGGATCAACCACTAGCGAATGTTTTTTGCTAAACAGTTTTATCAGATGTTCTATCAGTGCAATCGGTTTTACTGTTATATGTGTGTTACTTTCACCCTTTTCTTCTTTGTTAGGTTTGGATACCAAGAAGTTCTTATCATAACATTCGTTGTATTCCTCTGTCGTAATTATATTTGCTGGACACCTATCTTGATTTTGACCAACCTTCTGCGAAAAGTCTAACAACCCCGTCTTAAAATTGAGTTCATTCTGGATGAAAGTGGTGTTCTTTCCGAGGGGTTTCATTGCTACACAGATGGGTTCAAAGCACGACTTAATCTGTGGTGTCTTGAAATCTTTATATTCCTCGGTAAGGGATGTTTTTTCATCGTCAGATAACTTCATCTTGTTTATGATATGTGTTACTGACATTCCTTTCGGCATGCTCTGGGTATAGGTCCAGTTTATCATATCGCGTATTTCGAATCCAGCGATTTCACAACTCATCGCTATTGCGTGATATAATCGGGGTGAAGAGAACGACAGAAAATATGCTCCCGGTTTCATTTTCTGTATCAAAATGTTGGACAAGTCCAAATAATAGTCGTATAACTGTTTGACCTGCTTCTTATCAAACTTCATCCCTTTCGGTAAATGCTTAATATGACTGTTCTTCACATCATTAGTTATGTTGGTTGGTGACCAGTTGTCGTCCAACTTGTCAATGAAATACGGTGGGTCGGTAATGACACAATCTATACTGTTGTCTGCCAGTTTGTGTAATTCTGCAATACAATCGTTGTTAAGAATGATTATATTTTCATCATTATTTGTATTTGTACCTTTTGCACTTTGTTGTATCAATTCAATTAATTCTGATTTGTTTTTTGATTTGTAATTGTTTAGATTTAGTTTTTGACATTCTGCTAATAAGGCTTTTTTATAGAGTTTGGAGAGTTCGGAGAGTTGTAGTTCTGACATTCTTAATTTAACAATATAATGTGCATTTAATTAAATTTCAATTTTTTTAATTAAATATACAATGCTGACAAATTGTGTAGAGAATATTGAAAACGAATCTTTCTTTACAGATACTCTCACCAATTCAGATATACATAATCTTACAAATCTAACAATTAAAGAATTGAATTACACATACTTTACCGAAGTTCGAATCGATATAGTTGCAGAAATAGTTATGCAAATTATTGACAAGTATTACATTGTTGAAAGTAAAGAAGAACGAGACATAATACACTCAATTACTATCACATTCATCAATGAACATGTAAACACAAATGATGATATGACACAATCGTGTATTTGCAGAATATCATAATCGATTGTAACATTACAAATATTTATTATTATATGTATATTAAAATGAGCAATCCAAAATCTATCGATTCGTCTATAATTTTGCAAGCATATAATTGGAATTCTTGGAGGACACAAAACAAAAGTTACTTCAAATATTTAGGATCTAAATCATCCGAAATAAAACAAGATGGTATCGATTTTATTTGGTTACCTCCGTGTTCTAAATCTGTATCGCCTCAAGGGTACATGCCTTTAAACTTGTATGATCTAAATTCGGAATACGGTTCGGAAACGGAATTGAGAAACTGTGTTAAATCATTTCGTGATAACGATATTGGGGTATTTGCAGATATTGTAATTAATCACAGATGCGCGGAGTTTCAGAATAAAGACGGAATATATAATGTTTTTGGCGGTAAATTACCATGGGACGACAAAACAATCGTTTCTAACGATACTCAATTTCAAGGGAAAGGTAATCACTCAGATTATAAATTGTTTGATGGTGCTCCAAACATCGATCATTCTCAAAGAAATGTCAAAGATGATTTGATTCAATGGATGTTGTGGTTAAAAAACGATATTGGGTTTGATGGTTTTCGATTTGATTTCATGACAGGTATTGATCCAGAATATATGAGAGAGTATTTTCAGAATATTGAAATTGACATATGTATTGGAGAATATTGGGACAATATGGAATATGATAACGGTCATTTGAATTATGACCAAAACGCGCATAGACAAAGAATTGTTAATTGGATGGACAATTCTGGTAAACATGCGTATGCCTTTGACATGACAACCAAAGGCATTCTACAAGAAGCTTTGAGAAACAAAGAGTATTGGAGATTATCGGACAAAACCAATAGACCACCTGGTTTGATTGGTTGGTGGAAAGAAAAAAGTGTAACCTTTTTGGATAATCACGACACGCATCATTTGTCCCAAAATTTGTGGTCATTCCCACAAGAACACATTGTCGAAGGATATTCATACATACTTACCCATCCAGGGGTTCCTATGATATACTGGGACGACTTAAATAAAGCAGGATTACGAGACATAATTGTTTTGTTGATTGAACTAAGGAAAGATAAGGAAATAACTTCGTGTTCAAATGTTGATATTGTAGAAGCCGATGATAAACGATACTCTGCTGTGATTGACAAAAAAATCAAAATTACTATTGGTATATACAAGGACACTACAAACTTTCTATTCAAAACACACAATATTCTTATCGAGGAAGTTTAAATCGTCGGCAGTTTTTTCACATATCGCATACTCAACGCATGATGGTATTCATCTTTACTGATTTGATAAAATATATCATACAAATTATCAGCGTATTTGAAATATTCCAAACCTTCTTTCGTCGGTGGTAATTGTTTCAGAATATTCTCATTACTTTCATAAAACTCTGTATATGTATCAACAGCATGCATTTCCAACAATTCACTGGACAAATATGCAATTCGGGGCGAAATCATGAATAGTATAAGTAACACACCGTAATACACCATTCCACCGTGTGTTGCTAAAAATCTGTTCCACCATTTGGAGTTACCTCCCAGCGATTCCATTATTCGTAAATGGAAGGTTTCATTCTTTTCCTCATCGTAATGTTTCTTTTTCAATTCGCTGTCTAGCTGCCACCATCCTAATGATTCGTATATATACAAAATGGTAACAAATGAGAAGTAAGGCGTTCTAGCAACAGACTCAAGAAACCAAAATCGATCAATCGGTTTATCTTTGTAAATTATATCCAACAAATGACATATCGCGTAATACACTATCAAGAGCAATCTTGGACACTCGACATGATCCCTGTTTTGCTCTCTTTTCCAAACATTTTCGTCATTCAAAGTTAGTGTTTTCAACTTTTGACGCAGTTGTCTAATCTGAAATGACTCTGCTCTAGATTTTGAATTCGCGTATGGATCGTTGACAAATCCATATCGCTTCTGACTCAACTCTTTTTTCACATTAACATACCAAAACTCAAAGAACGACATCGGTATAATATCATTGTTCTTTTCAATTTTTGTTGAGTAATATCCGTAGTTCTTATGTTCACAAGTAATATTTTTGTTGATTATATTAATGGTTGTCTTCTTCAATACTGGAACAGCGTTATACAGTGTTGTTATAATCATATCGTATGTTGTGTTTATTAATTGAATGATATTATTCCTTCAATAATTTTACCAAACGATATTATCGTTTAAATGTTCGTTGCATATCACAAAATGGTTATTCCCGATAAACGGTTTTCTTGATAAGGGCGATGGGTGTGTGTGTTTTAAGATGATATGATAATCTATATCTATAAAAGTTTCCAGTTCTTGAGCGTTTCTTCCCCATAACATAAATATTATTCTTTTATCATTTTCTTTCCAATATTTATTTAATAATGTTATCATTTCGTTAGTTGTTGATTTCCAATATTTCGAATGTGAATTCGGTTTTTTCGTTTCAACAGTGAATGCTCTGTTGAATAACAACACACCCTGCTGTGCCCATTCTTCAATGTTGCATTCAGAATCGGGATATGTTCGTTTTATTTCCTTGAATATGTTTCGCAACGACGGTTGTACTTTGCCATTACATTCAAACGCCAATCCGGTTGCAACATCATCTGTATGATATGGATCTTGACCACATATGACCACTTTGGTTTCCAATACATCAAAATAAGTAAAACATTTGAAGACATTTTCTGTTTTAGGACATATTTCCAATTTATTTAAATTATTCAGTTTTTCGTTCAAATTTAAATCGTTAAAAATAATTTTCCAACTTGGTTTCATTTTATAATTATATTTTATTAATTAATTAATTGCTTGTTAATATTTAATTAAGCAATCTATGTTTTTTCATAATTTGACTTCTTTCAATTTACAAATATTAGCATTCAATTCTATTAAAAACACGATACACAAACCATACGCTACCGATATCATTGCATCCACAACAAATATGAACATATTTTGTGTGCAGTTATTATCTGAAAAAACTAAAAATAAGTTCTTGTTTCTTAACAAATCCGATAAAATAGGAATACTTATATCTTTGGTTTTACAAAAACCTACCGGTTTTATAAAGATATATATAAGAAAAAAAAGAAGTGCTGATATATCGGTTGTTTTTTCTGATCTTAAACATCATACCATAATACAATCGTTTTCATACAAGCACGATTGTAACGAATTATGGTTAAAAGCATTAATTTTCGAATACAACTATTACATCATTTCATATATTCGTAACAAATGTTCAAACAAGTTAAATGACATTATATCCTTAATATCAAAACTAACTCATGACAAACAACTTTATTTGAGCGTCCATGTGGACATTCCAAATCACATCATCATCATTTAAAAAATTTGATAAACAATATTTGCAAAATGAATAATAAACTATTATATCAATATTGATACATACAATGTTAACAATCACTTCAGATGTTCATCTATCGAAGAATACAAATGCTTTAGTTGACGAATGTGTTTCAATTATGCTGTCTGTGGATCCTTTGTTTAAGAAAAAACATTTATTGAGAGTTTTTAAAGAAATTGCACATAACTACAATCCCAATTATTTTCACAACTTTAAACACGCGTTTGAGGTGTTTCAAATGACAAATTATTTGTTGCAATATGTTAATCTGTCAATTTTGAATAAAAAACTATTGCTGGTTGTTTCAATTTGTCATGATATTAATCATTTGGGTTTAAACAACAA